GCTGCATAGACCGCCATTTAGACGCTTCTGCACGTTCCATTTCCTTACGGGCATCCCATGAGGGCATTCCGCAAGCTAGACCACCAAGCATATCAATAGCCTCTTCCCGCATATTTGCGACAGGAACAGACTTGTTAATTAACTTTCGCTGACCATCTATTTCGTCCCAATGGAAGTACTGAATATGCGATGCTAGAGGACGAAACATCACCTCTTCCGCATAAACTTTTGGGTCTTTTCCCTGTAGGAAGAATGTACCTTCAGGGATTGCCTTTTTGGTGTCTTTATCACGTGATCGGGAATTGATTTTCAATTCTGGTACACGGATCAAACCGTCACCACCACCACTAGATGATGGTTGGGTTCCTAGAAGTGCCTCAATTTCTTGTAGTTCGCTGTTATCGATTGTTGTTAGATCATTCATCTGCTCTTTGATCCTTTTATTGAGTGGACTTATAGTATGGCATAACTAAGTGGCGTTGGTCAAGAATATTCGTCCTGATCAAGCCAATTTTTGCCCCTAGAAATCTCAATCTTCAAAGGCAGTACAAATTCGTATCCCCAACGCTCTGTAGCCTCTTCAGTGACCCCTTCCATTGCCCATGTGAGGACCTTTTTTACCTGTTCTTCTTCGTCAGGGTGGCAGTCCACTACAATACTGTCATGCACCGTCAGAATGAGCTTTGACTGTAGGTTTAGTTCATTGAATTTGCGGTGCGCACGAATACAGGACAACGGAACGATGTCGGCTGTAGCTGCAGACTGCACAGGATAGTTAACCTGTTGCGTATAGTTCTCTGTTCTGCCGTTGCGCTTACGCTTTTCGTTAGGCCAGAAAAACTGCCGCCCAGAAAATATCTCAATATGACCATGCTTAACTACACCGTCTGTCAGTCGTTTGTGGTAAGCCCCAAGGCCCTTATACAACTGGAAAAATTCGGTATAATATCGCTTGATATGCCCTTCATATTGACCCCCAGTGGCTCCATATATGGGAGCAAACGAGTGCATTTTTACGGATTGTCTGGTCTGTTTATCAACCTCAGACATGTCACATTGGTGAATAATAGAGGCAGTCTGCTTATGTAGGTCTTTACCGTCCATCACGTCCGTAATAATTTGAGGATCACGTGATAATTCTCCACAAATTACGAACTCCAGGGCCGCAAAATCGGCTTCAATGATCATACCGTCGGGGAATCGGCTTACCACAGCTTCACGTACAGGAAAGCCTCGTTTAGGCATGTTCTGTAGATTAGGCGCAGTAGAAGACAAACGTCCTGTCGCAGTAATACACTGATTGAACTGCGTATGCAGGATACCGTCCGATCTTGTCCATGTTTCGATGCCCTGAATGAAACTATCTAGGTAAGTGTTGATCGCACTGACCTCAGTCATCAATTCTAGGAACTCAACTGCAGTCTGATTCTTTTTACGACGGGCTTGGGCAATTAGTTTATTAATTGTACCCTTATCTGTCTTAAAACCATGAAAAGATGCGTCTTCAGGGCCATCTGGGTTTAGCTTTAGACCTGCTACCTTGCCATTTGGATTATAAAAAGCACCTACACCGTCACAATGGTCACATTTAGACAGGTTTTTGTACGGTTCACCCTTAATTTTGTATTTCTGACCGTTTTTTTGTCGTGTCAGGGTCTTAAACTTTTGAATAAGCCCTCTACCATCGCAAACATCACAGCAAATTGCGTCTGTCTTCTGCAAAACCTCTGTGTTTGACCTGTATGCCTTGTTAAATTCACTATTAGACATACGAGGCGGGTATTTAGGCTTTTTAGTGACAGGATTAGTGCCGATGTTGAACATACGGATATGTGTCTGCTTGTTCACAATGCGGCGGGAGTAAATCATTTCAGATTTATCGATAGGGCTAGTCAGGCTGTAGGGTTTATCACCCATGACATGCTCTGTGATTTCATCCAGACGACGATTGCAGTAATCCCTGCGCTCTTCATACATCTTTTTGATCTTGTTCAGGGCTTCAAAGTCTATCTTGATCCCGTTGCGTTCCATTTCGACTAGAACCAACAGCATTTCATTCATCAATGGTATGACACCGTTTAGGCTTTCATGCTCTGGTTTCTTGAAGTCTTCCATCTGTGCCAGATATATACTTTCACAGGATTTAACGTCTGCCTCTGCATACTCAATAACTGTGTCCAGAGGCATTTCTGAGAAATCGACACCTGACTTAAACAGGTCATCTACTAAGTCGGATTTCTTTTGGATAATCTCGTTCATGCCGCTCTCCTTTCTGCCGAAGCTTTCAAGGAAAGTTTAATCGCAATGTAATTACCCTCTTCGTCTTTCTCGAATGTCTGCCCTTTACGAAGCAAATATTCGCCGATCATGGTATCGAATATACGATCTGGTATACGGAAACCCATTTCCATTAACCACATGACATCAAACTTAGCATTGTGTGCCACTAGCATGTCGGCTTCCTCTAATGCCTTACGCAAGGGCGCAGGATCATCAGGTCTAGCCTGTTCTTTGTGATAGAATACCAGTGATGTCACAGGTTCACCCAACCAACAAAAGTGTGCGGAAACACACTTGTTGTCGGGATGAAAGGGAGAGTTATCAATTTTGCCTTCACGGCGTTGTACGGTCGTTTCCAAGTCCAGTATTAGGATTTTCATTTAAGCCCCCACAGTTTTTTAGTATTCAGTATCAGGGCCTGTACTAAATCGATTTGCTCTTCTAGCAGTTCGGCACGTTCAGCTTTCGCCCTCTTACGTTCTGCCTGATATGTCTTTAGTTGTTCTTCAAAGAACTCTTGTAGGTCGTGTTCATTCAACATAGCGGCTCACCTGTGGTTCGATCTGGCAGTACACGGCACCGTGAAAGCCTGAGAGTTTGTTTTTACTGATGTATACGCAACGCTCTGTGTTGGTTTCGTCGTCACCACCACCTGCAGGTTTAGAGATACCGATGATAACATCAGCCTCTGCCGCTTTGCCTGTTTTGGAACCTTCCAACATAGAGAAATCAATCTTGTGCTTACGCTCTGCATCGGCAGATGCCTGTGACACAGCGATCACTGCACAGTCATGTCGTTTAGCTAATTCACGAATACTGCGATAAAGCTCACGGATACGTTCATGGGATGAATTGTATGTACCGCCGATCTGAATCTTATCGGCTTGGTCTAATACAAGAACATCAGGTTTTTTTACCTCACAGTAAGCATCTACTGTGTCCAAGTCCCATTCCTGAATATCCTTGAAGTCTAGGTTGTCACGGATCGCCATATACATAGATGCGGCAAGGTCACCGTTTGTAGCCATTTCCTCACGTGTCATACCTGAACAGGATGATATCGCCCGAAGCTTAGTACGGCTCATTTTCTCTTCGTTGCCCAAGTACACAACCTTTGCGCCTTGTGCTGCAAATCCCCCAGGACCTGCACAGATAGATATCATGAATGCCGACTTACCTGTTTCGGGTCGTGCTGCAACAATGGCAAAGTCACCGCCACCAAGGCCGTACAGATTACGGGACAGGGTAGATATGTTGAACTGCCATTTGTTTTCATCACTTTGTTCAGCTAACAGTTCGTAGATATCGTCGGTAATCTCTTCACCAAAATCATTTGGCATATAGTCATTACCGTGCCGCTCTATTAGCGACTTTAGGTTACGCATAGCAGCGGGGTCACCTTCCCGAAGTCGGGTGCCTATGTTTGCTATCTGCATACCGAAGTCTGCACGGGCTAGGTTTGTTATAACATCTGTTACAACGTCCTGACTAATACTGTCTGCATTTTTAATGCTATCAACAATATCCCGTACCTCATGTACCTCAGAGGTTGTGGCTACAGGGTTATTGGATACCCATATGCTGAATATTTCATCAGGGGTTATGTCATGTTGATAACGATCATGCGCCTCTTTGAGTAAATCAAAGATGTTTGCGTAGTCACTACTGAAGAGAGTGCGTCGTAATACTGCCTGATTCTCTAAGTATGTGGCGTTATTAAATAACGACTTCAATAAGTTATGTTCCATGTTACTGCTTATTCCTCATGGCTTTTTATAGTGCCACTTAGTATACTGGCAGTCTGGAATAAAAAAAGCCCCAATCTTTCGATCAGGGCTAATTAAATCGTTTGACCAATATTTAGTTAGTTCGGAACTTCATCTTACTAATATCAGGGCTTTGATCACCCCTACGTTCCTTCATATCTACTTGGTGATAAACTACGTTAGGATTATCCTTAACGATGTTAGCAATTGCTGACTCCAGTTTATCTTGTTCATCTGCGGCAGCACGGAAGCTACCCCCTTCAATTGTGTAGTCAATGACCACTACGGCACGACATTTCATGGTTATATACCTTTTCCTTTAGTTTTACGTCGGTACTAGGTTAGCTTCGACGGATATTTGTTAACGCAGCAGATCGACTGCGAATTATTAGCAGCTATATGGAAAAGATGGGGGGACCGCTAGGGGGATTTTGTAGATCGCTATTCTTTTTTATCCAATAAATGGCTACACCAAAACCTTGCAGCGGTAATTTGTTTGAAAACTTAATAGACTTACGGGCTTGCTTACCGTTATTGCCTTTACGCAACCAACGCCAAGCATAACGGCTCCTTACCGTAGGATCGCTTCTATTTGATTGCCAGTGAGCCATTTTAGGTCTTTCTGTGTAAATCGCACTCTATGAATACAACTATACTTCCTGGTTAAGTACACTGCCTTAGACGCTGCATCGTTGTCAAGAACTATTGTCACATTAGTGTAATTACTAAGTGTACTTCTAATTGGCTTAGTCAAGGAAGTTCCTAATAAAGCTAAACCTACATAACCTTTTATGCAAGATATTGCACAAGCAGAGGGTACATCCTCTACTAAAACAACATTATCACCTTCGCCTACAGGGATACCTGCAGAGGTATCACCATAGCTCCACCATTTC